CCAAGTTCTTTTGCCCTCTTCACGACATTATCAAACCCATCACTTGCAAGATCATCAAGAAGAACGAGAAGCTCGGAGCCACCTCTTCCAAATAATCTCATTGCAAGCTCGGTTCTTGTCGAGGCATCCTTGACCTCGGAGAACTTTGTTACAAGATCGGGGAGTATCTGTTCTATTGTTTTTACATGACCGCCTGCATCTTTTACCGATACGCCAAGCTTTGCCAATGCCTCTGACGCATCACTCTTTACACCAGATGCCACGTCTGAAATTGCCCTATTGAGAAATCTGAAACTGATTGAAAGATCGGCCATTGAGAGATTTGCTTTTTCGGCAGCTAGCTTGAGAGAGGATAGCGTCTCAACAGATACCCCGGATGTGATGGACATATTATGAAGGGACTCTCCAAAATCTGCCGCAAGCTTCGCAGTGCCCAGGATTGCACCACCGAAAGCCGTTGCAGCCGCAACAACCGCCGTGATTGCCACTGCTGCCGGATGAATGCTGCTAAGAAGTCCCTCAAAAGAGCTTCCGAGCTTTTGAGTAGAGCTTGAGGCTTCCTCTCCTGCATTTTTGAGGGATTGACCAAGAGATAACTCAACCTGCTTTCCCGTCTTTTGCGCCTCTTCTGTAAGGCGTTGAAGATCGGCGGTATCCACGACGATTTTTATAGTAAGTGATCCCTGGTCAGGCATTGTATCCCTTTGCTTTACCCTTTCCTTCCTGTCTTAATTCTTGTATTTTATTTTCTATTCCAAGAATCAATCTAAAAAACTTGAATTCATCTTCGTCTGCTATGATTTCCTCTTTTATGTGCAGATAAAGTAAATATTTGATAGCACTGAATTCTAAAATTCCATTAACATTTCTCTGGCCGGCAACCTGAGACCAGAGGTTATAAGCCAAAGCCCCTTCTTCTCCGAGACTTCTATAATCCTTCTCATATTCGCCTTTTGCTTTAATATAGTTCTGCAAAAGTTTTTCGTCCTCTTCATCCCACCATGATTTGATTTCCTTCTCTTGCTCAAGCCTCTTTATTTCCTTTACTATATCGAAATATGAAACGGATTGACTATGTTCACTTATTAAATATCCGAGCCAGTTTCTTGCGAATTCGGTGAATCTCCTAAAAAATCCTCTTCTTCTCTTACCTCCTCTTTTTTCTGCTCTTCACGTTTTCCGCCCGCTTCGAGGTATGTGGTTCTAAATGCATTCAGCAAATCAACCCACGTATTGAACTCATGTTCAAGCCATTTCCTCATCTCTACATTGTATGGAACAGGCTCTCCATTCTTATCAATATTCGTATCTACTATGAGTTCATGTGCTATGTAGTATGGAAGCTCCTCGGTTGATACGGGGACTTTTCTATTACCGTCCTTGTCGAATATGATATTTTTTTGGTCTACTGCCGAGAGTTTCTGCATACGCTTTATGGTTGGTGCCAACACCGTAAACTCTACCTCTTTCCACATCTCTGGGAGTCTTATCCACGAGCCGTTTGCATCCCTTCTCATTGGCATCCCGATTTTCCTCAATTCACCCGATTCGGATTTCTCCATATCAATATTCTCAAATGGCCGAATATGAATGTGTTTAAAACTCGGTGTTTTTAAATCGCTAAATGATGGCATAAATTCTCTTCCCCCCTTCTACTGAAGAGTTACTTCCGTACTCTCTATCTCTATATGTATATCTGTATTTGTTCCGCTATCTCGAAGACCATCAAATGTTTTACTGTCTTTCAAAGCACCCTTGCCAGGAACTCCAGGATGAACGGTTCCGGTGAATCTGCCACGCGGATATTTTATGAGTAGACTGTGTTTTGCATCTTTGATATATGTCCATTTGATCTGTATAACGACATCGGATTCAAGCATGGTTTTAGAAACGATGTCTTGATCGAAATACTGATACTCAATAGTACCTCCCGTCCTTCTATCACCCATAGTGGCAGAACCTCTAAACGGACTCCCGATAATGTAGCTTGCCCCTTCGACATTATTTGTGATATTGAAAGTGAAAGAGGTTATGCGCTTATTTACCGTCCCATCCAGAGTGATTCTCCCTTCCCAGGGGTTATAGAAATCATGAGAGACATCCGCTGGTGTGCCAAAAATATCTGCTGTAAGAATTTGTCCAGCCTTGCCTATAAATCCAACCGTGACTTTTGTAGAACCGTCAGGGGTTACTGTGCCAGAAAGGGAATTAATCGTACATCCGCGAAGAAAGGCATAAGAATCAACGTCTTTAAAAGCAAGTAATATATCAAGTCCAGGCGACTGTGTAATACCACGAACTATTGTATGCTTAATTGGCTTCGTCTCATCAAGTTGGACTACTGCCTCTGTATCGGCATGAGCAAATCTCAATTTCTTTGTAAGAGGTATGGTAGTTCCCGATGTGTAACTCGGGTCTACTTTTATTACTTCTGCTGTTGCCCCAGACCCAAGACGGTAAATTTGATTATCCGCAAATCCAGAACCCGATGTAACAACTATTTGTTTATCTCCAGCCGCGACTGCCCCACTCAGGGTTGTGGATACACCGCCCCCTTTATCTGTACCCTCGGAAATGTATGAATTTGTCAATGCATTGTAGAAAAGAAATCCCACACCCTCAGTACCAAGCTCAAATGTCATGTTAAATGTTAAATCCACGTTGCCGGAGCGGATAGCTTCCAGCATCGGCTGCCCCGTGATGGCACCGGACTCGAATCTCCCTCTTGACATCACGTTATCAATAGTGGCAAAAGCTGCCAATTTCTGGAACCCAGTTGGGTCTATTTCTCTTACTGTATCGCCAGAATATAACTGATAGTAAATCGGTGTTGCCGGGTCTATTCCGATGGTAGTGCCGGATACATAATTACTCGCGATTTTTAACACCTGATATGTGTCGTCATCGCCTACTCTCAAAATGTTTCCGGCAGCTGCGCCAGTAGCATCGGCAACTGTAATTGATGTGCTTCCAGGCGCAACATCCGCTGCAAGGGTAGTATTTACACCACTTATCTCATCAAAATCCGGAACTCCAAAACTCTTACTTGGCTTCCAGGAAACACGTGCTGAGTTACCGCTAGCTTGCTGTGTTGAACTCATTTTCATCTACCTCCAATCAAAGTTTTTCCCTTCTCTAACTGATATATGGATTTCCATAATCATGCTGATAAACAATTGAATAAGGCACACTAAAACCCATCAGAGAACGGTCGGATGAAATAGTGTGCAATTCAAAGCCGAGTCTCTCAGTGCGCTTAGCATGAACATTGCCGCGTCCCGGATCACTCATCACCGCAACCTCAATCAATCCGAGCAAATTTTCCATATCAGAATCTTGAGCATATACATCGAGTGTAACGGTGAAGTTCCAGGCCTGCGTACCTATCGCACCTTCATCAGGCATCGGAGCCTCAGTATCTGAGAATATGAACACACATGGAAGCGGTACAATATCCAAATCCACTGCAATTGCCCTATTTATCTCCACGTGCTTTATCTCCGAGATACTCTGTATGACTGAAAGCATATTTGCGAGAATAGCCTGCCTATATGTTTGAGTCATCTCTTTCCTCGATCAATTGCTTTTACCAGAGACTGAGAAATCTCCGGTCCTTTCGCCAACAGAATCTCTTGAGGATCAACTCTACGCGGGACTTTTACAAATCTCCGCAAAATAAAAAATGGCACTATTAAATTTTTGCTAAGCCTTCCCATAACCAACTGTTTATTTTTAGGATTGATAAAGGTATTCGGATAGTCTCTCGCATGAGGGTATTTCATCTGTCCTGTAGGAGTCAGAGCAGCCTCAGTAGGTATTGCAAGCCATTTCCCTTTTGGTTTAATCGTAAAAAAAGAGCCTTTCGGTCCAACATGGACTTTGGCATAATCAACCCCGAATTGCACACCACCCGATATCCTGGAGCCTTCTATCCGAGATTGAAGCGGTCGTGTTGTTCTTCTCATCTGTTCGCTTCTTACCCTTAAGCGATCCTCGGTCGTACCGCCAGTCAGGTGACGTTGAATCGTATAATTTGTCAATTTAACGCTCTGCTTATTCACCTCATCCACAAGAGCGGAAAATGCCTTTGTGTTAAATTCTTTAACGTAAAGAGTCAGATTATCGGCTGAAACTATCGCTCTAATCATCTCTCGGTTGGAAATGCCCTCATCGAGTCAAGTATCGCCTTTACATCCGGTAGAAAATCTGCTGGCTTATAAATATTCACGTTCCCACTTGGAAGGGACTCCGACTGAAGCCCCCAATCGCGTCTTCTTGTAAACTCATATCGGCACTGATATAAACATGCCTTCTTCAATTTGTCCGGTACGGCTAAGACCTTCTCATTTCCTGTTGACTCAACATAACCACCAGTCCATGTAATGGAAACAGCCCAAGGCGGAAAATCGAGTGGAGAATAAATAAACCGCACAATACCAATGTCATCAAGCACATAGTAATCAGAGTCTTTTATCATCGCTGCACCAGCAACTGTAACGGTAAAGTCCTGAGTCAAATCAACCGGATATGCTGGAAGAAAATATATCGTTCGACCACCATTGAATTTCATGGTTCTTTCTTGCTTCTTTAGTTGCAAATTCAAATAACTCTCCATCTCGGCAGATGTAAGCTGGATTATGGTCGTAAGCAGGCTATCCCTGTCCGAGTCACTGATTTCAAGAAGCGCTTTTAAATCAGCAACGGAAACAAACTGTATACTCATCTTTTTCCTTTTTTCTTTACATCTTCCGGACTTATCATCTTATTCTCTTCTGGTGCTTCCATTGCCTCTGTCTCAACCGTTATCTTTTGCCCTTCCGGCGGAGCGGGTTCAAACTTGTGCTCCTGACTATAGTACGTTTGTTCATCAATATCAATGATTTCTCCCGGAAAGTGAGAACGATTCTCTACATAAGCCACATATCCATTACGAACTTTTACTCTCATGGTCTTCTCCTCGGAAACTGCGATGGTATCAGTGCCTACAACCCTCTATTGAGGCAAATACTGCGGGTTTCCCAGTATCATCACAGCCCCTATTAAAGCCTTTGGTGATGTTCCGCCAGTAAGTGCAGGCGTTACCACAACTCGAACATATTTTTTGAGTCCGGTAAGATCAAAATTAATCTCACCGACTTTATTATCTACTGTAATTTGAGTCATGGTTAAGCCACTTACATCTGCATAAGCATCAGTTGAGCCATCATCGCTTGATTGCTGAATCTTTGCATCAACTGTGTATGAAGTAGGTGATCCCGTTGCAGCCCCATTTGCAATTACACACGTTGCGGAACGAAAGCCAGTTTTATCAATTCCCAATCCATTTTGTGCTGAACTTGCCGCCACTGGTGCGAGTGCGAGCACGCTTTTTATTTCACCACCTATATCTTCTGCCATTGTTTAATTACCTCCGCATTAATTTTATGTAAGGGCTGGAACCTGGAAAGTCCAGCCCTTACTATCAATATCTTTAGGTTCTATGATAAATCCGTGTTGGCATCATTACAGAGACAGAAACTCTGTTCATGCCTCACGGCAAAGTCCATCAAAGTGATGATCCTTACCCATGTTTGGTTTTTCTCAAAGGCATCACTTGTCTCTTCTGAAAGCTTAATCTCTGCACCGCCCCACATACCTATGAGTAATTCCGCCCAATTCGCAAAATAGACCTCGGTGAGGTCATGTCCGGTAGATTTTGTGAGATTAATTGGAATTTGAGTTGTGCTTAAGAAATCCCATCCTAGCGTATCCCGTAGCTGCTGATTTGTCATCGGGAGGATAAGTGGAAGTCCAGCGGTATCACCACTATACTGGAGTACCTTGAATTTTCTTAACTGATTCCATGTTTTCGGATTAGAAATGAAAGCAAGATTACCTCTCAACGCATTTGCCATCTCGAGCTTATTGACCATATTGGAAGCTACATCAAATGTGAAAGGTCCGCCGGTAGTCCCTATTGCTACGGTCAAAATATTTGCCGTATTAGCTATACCATAGGGTGTCGCCGACTGTCCATCGCCTCTCAATGCCGTTATGTCGGCAAGGAGTGATGTCTGAGTGACAATGTCATTTCTCACCATGTTATCTACCGAAAGTGGCGAGAGTAATAGAAGCTGATTATTGAGTTTGACGAGCGCTGCGAGTTCATGCGGGGTCATTGTTACCTGAGCAGCTGTCATGTCCGAGCCGGTGATTGAAGAACCTTGCGATACCCAATAGGCAGTAGAACCGCCGGATATTTTAGGGAGAATCACGGGTGATCCCTGAAGGTCATTGAGAACCGTAGCACCTGCTTTAATTACCGTTGTCTCAGCAACTAATCTTTCTATGACATCGGTTAAAAATTGCTGTGGGACCCAGTATCCCCCTAGGCTGCCGCTTCCTGTACCCATAACCTTTGTCCATGCCTGCTCGAATATTTCCTTTTCGAATCCTGCGCCATCCCAGTTACGGAGTTTGATAGCCCTGATTGCCTTACCAAATGAGAATTTTTCTTTTTCATCTTCCACGCCAGGAAGGGAAACACCCCTATGTTTTGCAAGCCCTTCCAACATAGCTAATCTCTTGTCATATTCGTCAATCTTCTTGCTTATATCTCCAAACTTGGTCTCGACAAGTCCTGTAAGTCCGGCTTGCTTTGCCGCTATCTCTTTTAAAACCTCTTCTAGTTCCATTGTTTTCTAACCTCCAGTTGAAATTGACAAACTTGTTGTTCCTAGCCCAAATACAATCCGCGAATATGCGTTTTCCTGAAATCCCTCAGATACCGCGGATATAATTCGAGTAGTAATTTGTTGTGGATTTTTGACGGTTCGCTGTCTGGAGGCAATGCTCCCAGCTACTACGCTGGAATACTATTTGGGCTGTATGTCAGAGACCAGCCCGGATTAATACGAATAACTTATCCCAATTCCTCGGTTATATGGCAGAGCCTAACCGGAAATGGGAAACTTGTTAATTAACTTTTAATATGCTTTCAGCTTTTTTCATATCGGTAAATATCATCTTGATATAGCTTTCGGATTCCATCCCCTTTTTCTTCACACATACAACCCCTGTGATGCCATCCTTGAACCGAATGGAACCGTAAGTGGATTTATCACATAGAGCAGGATCGAATTGTCTAAATCTATGAACATTAGGGTCAGAGGAATCTACTTTATCCGACTTGAAGTTATGGGCATTAAGCCACTTCCTGGCTTCGTCAACAGAATACTTGGATTTCTCAAAAAGAATTGTTTGCACCTCGGAGCCTTTTGCCTTAATTTGCTCTTCTATAATTTTCTCAAGTTCAATATCCAAATCCTCATCGCCATCGAGTCCTTTTTCTGCCGATGCCAGTACGTCCTTGATATGACTGTGAGCGTCCATCATCATACCCTGGGCTTTCATTAGTTTATCTTTATTCTTGCCACTGAGAACCGCACCAGCTTTGAGTTCGGATTCAGCTTCATAAACAGCTTTCATTTCCTCAAGTGCTTTCTCGAACTCGATTTCCTTAATTTGCTGAATGAATAGAATCGCGGTATCTACATCCTTGCATCCTTCAAGAACATCATCAATCGTCTCATAGGATTTCATATCAGGAGGAGTCTTATCGAATTGAGCATAATGCTTTTTAAGGTGAGAATATACACCCGTCTTATCGCCACCCACATCCACGCCTCCCCGCGCTCCGAGTAAAGCAGCCATAGCAGCAGCTACTCCACGCCATACCACTTTGAGGTTTCTATCATGATGAGGGAGTTTATAAGCACCTTTCACATCTGGATAGCCGTCTTTATCGTCATCATTTGCAGAAGAGTCAAACCATGTATGCGCCTGGGCATATTTCGGTTGATTGCTGCCATCTCCCCATAGAGCAGTCATCTCAGCGGCAGCATTCCACGCTGCATCTTCTGGAGCTTTCGGCGTTTCTTTATAAGGAACAACGCCCTTTGCTTCGGGGGAGGGAAATGAGGAAACCACTATTGCTTTGTTACCGGATATATCACCATTATCCTCATGTGAAAAAAATTCTTTTTCATTTATTTCTATTAGTCCTTTCTGGATTATTCCAGCTGCTACGGTTCTCATTCCCATATCGTCAGATTTTAAAGCATTCTGGACAGCCTCGGCATTTGCAGGAACTAATACTTGAGAGATTTCGAGAAGCTCTACATCTTTAAATACCCGCTGAGGCTTTAGCTTTTTTATTTCCGACGGTATCTCTTCATCAGTTTCAATCTGGTCGCCATAACTCATACTGTGTGACTTAAATCCTACTGAATAAGCTGCGATGCCCTTTTCAACGAGTTTCCAGCCCCAATCCGCTTGCTGATTGCCTTCTCCCACAAAATATTGCATCTTGGCATTGAGACCCTCTTCTGTAATACCGATTCCCGAAATCATACCAATTTGATTTGTGAGATTTCCGTAATTGTGAGAGGAAAGCAGTACCGGATGTTTTTTGAAATGGGATAGACCCTTTTTCCAGGCGGAGAGCAAAACTACATCCCCCATTCGGTCTAATGACTGAGTGGAAACAATCATCTCAGCAGTGTTATCTTTTACGTTTACATTTTTAAGCTCTGGAATGAAAGTCTTTATGATTCTATCCATGCTAATCCTCCACTATTGGAAGTTCAATACACCGACAATTTATAACTTCAGAGGCTTCTCCGCTCGGATCACCGGGAAACATCAATCCATTTGAAAATTTCTCTCTCATATCTCTTACTTCACCCTCCAATTTCCTATGACTTTCCCTTACAGCCTCATCACGCGCTGTCAACCACTCTCTTTTCTTTACGCCCTGCTTTTGCATCTCAATATTTCTTCCGCCATTTATGCTTATCGCGCTTTCCGTTCTTGCAATAGTAAAACTCCTTGTCGCGGCAAAATTGTATATCTCCCTCACCCTATCAGCTAGCTCTGTAATACTCTCTCCTGCCGATATGCCTTGAGTAAGTGTATTACGTAACCCTTGTTTAATGGTATCTACAATGTCGGGTGCAATACCAGTAATTCTCATAGTCATAAAAGCAAGTACGCTAGGGTCGAGTGGATTATATACGAAATCTATCGCACCCAATTCCTCTGCCACCATCTCAGCCCCTTGCTGGATTCCCTTTGCGTAGAGGGGCTTGAGGAGTAATTTGAGAGAGCCAATTTCTTTTTCATCATCGAAGATCATATCCGTGATGTCACGCTTAATCATATTCGAGAGATTAGCAAGGATTTTAGAGCGCTGGTCATACATCCATTTCTTAATTTTCGACCGGAACAACTTTTCTAGTGGCGCATGACGAACCATAAACCGTTTCCATTGAATATCCCTGTGAATAGATGAACGCTTAGTCAGATACTCGTTACCAGAAATTATTGAAATTTGCCCTGTTTCCGTCATCGAGGAGGGGGTATTTTCAACAAGCCTAAGATATGATTTAGGCGGGGGGGACGGAGGAGTTTCCTGTCCGACTGCACTTGACCCATCATCTGAGATTGGCACAAGGCTAATATTGCCCCACCACACGTCTCCCCAAGGAACATCTTCCATACCTAGGGAAAGCCGTTTATTGATTTGATTTATAGGCCAGCCCATTGCATAGAGTTTTGTCGCTTGGTCGAGCTTATCCGCCAAATCTTCTTGAAGAGCCTCGATAACACCTGTATCAAAATCCCCCCACTGGCTGCCATCGCCAACTTGAGAAAATAGTTCGGCATAGAGTTTCTGAGAAATATATTGCATCCGGGGGATTAAATTCTCCTGCCACCACGTTTTATGAGCAATTTTTAGTCCTTCATAACTTTGTATATCCGAATAGATACCGAGCACAACTTCATTTGTAGAATAGATTGCAAATATCTCCGAGCGTGTGAGATTCTTAAGTTCCGTAAATGCCATATCCTTTTGAGATAATGATGTCTCTTTAAAGTCCGCATTCTCGCCCTCAAGAATCATAATCTTGTGTGCTTTATCCGCCCCTTGATACCGTTCGTCAATCTGAAGCCTGAGACGGCTATACTGGTCATCCGTGAGGTTCTGTCCTGCCTTCAAAATCCCAGATACGGTCGCGCCATTCCTGAAAAATGAAACATTATACTTTGATGACAAATAATCCTGTTCTACTGAGAGTTGCCCTGCCTTCCAGGGAGCAAGTCCCCTCACATCATCGTAAGGGTTAAATAACTTGAAATGTATCACTTCCCAAGGTGCAAGATTCACAGTTTTACCGCCAACTATATATTGCCAGCCAATTGGCAAATTGGTCTTAGGATCAGGAATATGTTTGAAACGAGATGGTGGAAATACCCAAATCTCATCAGGGATTGTTGTTACATTCTTGCGGTTATTAAGCACCCAAAACGCCTCGCCTTCTATATCAAGCCATACCGATGTTGCTTCAAAGAGTTGGTCATCAGTCATCATAGGATTAGGATGCGTAAATAAATCATAGAGTGGACCAGATTCGACTTTTTTTGGACTCTTTGCCGTGTTGGTGTAAATCTCAAATGGCACTCTCGATATATTTATTGCAGCCTTTTTCACAGAGGCATAGAGCCAGGGATTCTGTATGTACGGCTGCAATATGACATTTGCCTGAAGCATTCTCGAAGATAACCAGAATGTGCGGTCAGCAGATGTAGAGCCTATAATTTGTCCTTTCTTTATCGGCGTAAGAGAACGTCCGAGGGCTTGTTCAAAGGTTCTTCGTGGAATAATTTTCTCAATAGCGGCAGGAAGGATGGCAAGAAAGATAAAGAGCCATGAAAATAAATTATGAGCTGACTCGATTAGAGCCATCGGATATTTATTTCTCCCCTGGAATATTCAGTAAAAAGTCCATACCTATCACAATCAACCGCATGATCATTCTGCTTGAGTGGCTTGTCTTCACCTTTTCTTTGTGCATTCGAGTCCCATACATAACTCACATATTCTTTTCGCGTGTTTTCACATGATTTATCAATAAAATATTTCCCATTCCCTAACATGCCAGAAATAAATCTAATACCATCCAGAATATCGTTATTTGCATCCTGAACATTGAAATTTAATTTCCTAAGTTCAGCCTTAAAACTCGCTGCGGAAGGGTCGAGATAAACAACTTGAGGCTTGACCTCTCTAAGCCATTTTACAAAATCCTTCACATATTCCGAATCAGTCTTTTGCCTTCCCGATTCCCGACCATCATACCAATATTCCCTCAACTTGTATGTATTCCCGTTTTGGTGTTTTCCATAAAGCCCGAACGTGCATGGATTGGATGTTCCATAGTCCACAGCACACCAAATTTTAATATATTCAGCTAATTTCTTCGGCACATCTATAGCGTGGAATGCATCATCAAACATATCATATATTGCCCCTTGTGCCATAACCCATAAGCCCTCGATAAGCCGCTTATACCAAAGGCCGGTATATTCTTTTTTGAGATTCTCTTTGAATTTCTCGGAGAGATTGAGATTATCGTCAAGCTCAAAATGGAATGAGGCCAAATCTAAATCTTCCCTTTCTAGGAATTGAGTCTTTAACCAATGAAACGGCGAGTCGGTATTTGTAGAACCAAAAAGCATCGCACCATCAACTGAAAGCCTAGATAGCAGCATATCAAAAAATGATTCAGGCATAAGTGTTATTTCATCAAGATATGCACCGGCAATGGTAAGTCCTCGAATTTTCCCCTCGGCACGTTCATCATTTGCGCCAACAATATATATCCGTGTTCCAAAGAGCCGAGCTTCACCCAATCCCATGTTATAGCGGAAATGTTTATTGCCTACAATCTCGGTCAATGGGTTGAGTATATTTCTTTTAAGCGTTCTCTCGGTCTTACCAGCCATGAGAAAATCGCCTTGAGGAGCAGTCTTCACAAATTCCATCCAACGCACAAGTGATGTGATAGTTTTTGATGACCGGACTGCGCCTTCCCAAATATTAATTCTGCGTGTGGATAAGTCGAGTGAGTCTAAAGCCTTTGGCGAAAAGAGTCCCCACTTAAACATGTGGTTCCCTGAAATTCCTCCCTCCTTATCGCTACCCCTGATCCCCACGTTTCCTCCGACTTTGTTCCAGGGCACGAATAAGAGCATCGAGACTATGATCACCATCATCATCAACGGGATGCTCGGACATTTTAAGACAATTCTTAGAAAGCCAAATCCACATGGTCGGGTTTTTAGCAAAAAAGGGAACAACTGTTGTAAGTCCAAAATTGCGTTTTGTTTCCCACCTTTTTTTGGTATCCGAGAAGGCAGGATGCAATTTACAATAGCGATAGAACGTATCACGCACAAGACCAAGTTTATAAATAAGCTGGTCAACATACCAAAGTTGCCAGAAATTATTTGTCTTTGGTTTTTGTTTGCCATCTCGCGGGTCTGTATAAGTACCCTCAAAATCCCATTCATCAACAAGGCGGTCGAATTTTGCTTGAAGTTCTGGAGTATATTTGGTAGGTCGCCAGGGTGGTTTTTTAGCCACATTCAAGCCTCATAAACAAAAAAACCGGACTTCCCGAAATGGGTTGTCCGGCATTTTGAGATAGTTCAACCGAGTGAAAGAATAGCAAATTGCAAAATGTTTGTCAATAGGCAATTGGAGCTTTTATTACTTAGATTTCGCTTTTTGCTTTAGAAACATACGAATCTTTCTTAGCGCCCTTACTTCAACCTGTCCCACAAATGCAGAAGAACAACGTAGTTGACTACCAATCTCATTTAATGTGTGCTCATCATACCCACTGAAACCAAATCGTCTTTTAATCACCTCTTTTTCTTTTTCAGAAAGAGCATGGTCAATTGCTTCTTTAAGTAGCTCCTTTTCTTCCAGGTCAATAATAATGTTCTCAGCACTAGGTAAAGCCTCTTGATTTGACCACGCAAGCATATCAGCAAGTGGCAATTCTTTTGTAAAATATAATTGTTGCATATTGCTAAACTTTTTTTTTCTTACTGCAAAGACATAAGCAGATGGAAATAATTCCTCACAACTCATACCAGTAAGGTCACAAAGTGCAGTTAGAATAGGCTCCCGTGGTATTGTTCGAAGATTAATCCATGCTCCTACAGTTGTTTGCTTTACATTCAGTAATTTTGCCAATTCTTTCTGCGTATAATTATTATCTCTCATCCATTCAAATAAAGGCCCATGCTTAAGTCTTACTACCGCACTGATTTTAAATCTATCTTGTTCTATCAAATTGCTTTACCTGCCTCTATAACCATTTATCATAATGCTATAATCTTCATGCCTCCACTCTTCTTTGGCACCAGAAACAAATTTTTCCTGTTAGTGGTTGTGGCAGAACTCGCTGAGGTCTTCCCGCTAATTTCTGAACAGAACAAAACGGGCATTCCCGCTTATCGAGCCTCATTAAACTATTGAATAATAAGTTTACGTAGTAGTCAATATATTGTTTATAGGTATCATAAGTAAGTGGAGATTTTCTAAATATCTTATCGAGTTTAATTTGACCATATGTGCGTGCATGTAGATAACCATTTATCGAAGTATAAGCTGCCTTATTTTTTATCTTTATTTCGAAAAGATACGATTCTATCAAGTCGAAATCAGAAAGCATAGAAAGATAAATATTATATATGCCATATAGTCGGGATTCTCCCTTTAGTGCACCATTTTTTTTCCATTCGTAATAATACCGTAGGGCACGGCGTATATAGCTCTTAATAATTTCATTTCGAAGCAAGTCATGTGCTTCGTAAGGATTATTTACTTTGTCAAAGGATTTCAATCCTACCATCCTTGCCAAAGAGTTTGTGAACATCCTCAATACTTTTCACTACCTCTGCTATACCTCCAGCCTGCCTAATTTCCTCGATTCTTGCCTTTTGTTCAGGGGTTAGCCTACCTCTCTCTGTCTTAACCTCTAGCTCTACATACTTCCCTTCCCAACAACCAATTATGTCTAATATCCCTCTCATGCCCATAGAGCCTCTGATTTTCTTCCAGGTAGAGTTAGGAATCCACTTAAGATAGTCCAGGATGAGTCTGGTTAGGTCCCGTTCTGTCATTGGAATGTGCCAGGGGTCATCAGATGGCTTTAGACGCTTAATCCTTATCACGGTCACTTTTCCTAATTTAACACCTCGATGAAGCCCTATAAGAATGCGTGAGAAGGGCAAATGCCGCTATTTTTTTATAGCAAAATTGCGTTTTTTCTCGAAAAATCCGCAAAATCAGCAAAAAGCCTATGTTACCCCCCTTGTGTGAGTGCATTCGTTGATTCCTGTAAGTCTGGTAAATTCTCGTGGGCATATCTTAGCTGTCCCTCCAGCCTATTATCCAGCGTTACCTCCAAACCACCCTCTTGAGCACGGCAGGCAGTATTTTCTGTGTCTTAATCTCACGTAGCCTTTTGTGATCTCATGATCGTCAACTTTCAGGTATGTATCACCGGGAGCTATCCGGGAGCCGCAGGTAGAACAAAGCTCTGTCTTTGTAGATGAGGCATATTCAATGTCTTTGCCACGCATACGGTTTATGTATTCAAACATGATTTCAACCTCCAGTCATGGTACAATCAAACAACTTTTCCCCTTTGCCCGGTCCTATAGTGATCACGAGATTTTTATATTTATCAAAATAACGCTCTCTTAAAAGCGCCTTAGGAATCAGCCAATCCATCGGGGCAAAGGTATGGCCGTCAGGAGTAGGAACGCGGCGAATGGTTAGGTGCAACCCAAGCATACTAACCCCATTCCACGCAATGACATCGTATTCGTGCGTCTCGTCATTGGATGTTAATTTGAGTCTTTTAGGCGCGCCGGGAATATAAGCCAATCTTCACTCTCCAAAAGTAAATTCTTCGTAACACCGCTTCATCTTTTGCCAGGACCAGTTCCACTCTCCAGAATTGGGAGGGACCTGGCAGAGTTCCTCAATGCCGCTTACACCAAAACAGGCGCGAAACCATACAAGCATCTGGTCAAGATATTTGGGGTCATCACTACCAAATTTGCGCCAGTGGTAGAACGAGCTTTCTTTAAATGGGCACTGAGGGTCGCATATAAAATCTAGAAAATCGCGCGGGTACTCTCTTTTTTCCAAATATGCAATACATTTTTGCCAAAATGCGTCAAAAGTTTGCTGGAGAACGATTCTTTGTTGAGCCTTTTGTAGAATTGAAAAAAGCGGCTTAAAAGCCCTCAAAAATCGCGCAATCGTGCGGTCTTTCAAGTTGTGAGGGAAATATTCACGCTCGGCAACTGAAATATAATCCGCATAAGGGTCTAAAACCTGATAAGTTTTAAAGAGCTGGCTTAGCAGCTCTTTTGGATTTTCTATCCCTTGCTCCTCGCGCAAGTAACGAATAGCCTCAAGCTCATAGGCTCTGGTTTTAGTGTTTTCCCTCCGCTTAATCTCAAGCCATTGCTTCTCAATAGCATTATCAAAGTCGTTTTGTCCTAATTCAACGAGTTTAATTTTTGACGGCAAGTTCTTTTGATTGTCCATGGCCTATCTCCTTTTTGATTGATTGGCTCTCTAAGTACCGAGCCAAAATTTTTTCTTTATTAGCGAAAAAATGCCTCATAGTAGGAGCGTCAACATTCCAGTAAACGCCCTGTTTCACGCCGCTTGCAAAGAATTTAAAAAGTTTTTTCATAGTTTCGTAGATATAATCATCTCCCTTAAAACTGTATGAGCTTGAAAGCCATGCCCAGAACTTTTTCGAGTGCTTAAAATCTTCCGTCTCCGGCTGAGCTCTGCCATTTTTGCTCTCCTTAAAGGGCTTAAATCCCATTACCTCGGTAAATAATTCGGGCATAGGTTCTAAAAGAAATCTCTGCCAATACTCAATTTGTTTAGAACTTGAGAGCGAACCGTTTTCAAGGTTCGCCTCTATCTCCGAAGGAGATATTCTTTTAAGTCTTTTATCTCTTCTCCTCTCCTCTCCTCTCCTCGTAGGGTCGGGGGATATATCGGGGGATATATCGGGGGATGGATCGGGGGATATATCATCTGGAGGGTCATTCCAGATGTAATGCTGAACCGGATCGGAGGCTTTCTGTTTTGGATGCCATTCAATCCAATCTGGTAAAGGGATGATTGGCGGAGATGGATAATGCTTCCTTTGGTGCTTATTCAGATTCTTTAGATACCCGTAAGTTTTATTCCCTTTTGTGTATGGAATTATCTTGTGTAATTCAATCAGCTTTGCAATGATTTCTTTTATGCGGTTAATTGAAAATGCACTTCGGACCATGCCCATCTGGCACTGAATCCATTGAGCATTTAGAAGAAAACATCCTGAATCCTCAGCCAGGCTCCACAGTCGAGCGTATAGAAAAAGTCCATCCACGCCTAGGACCGCAAGTTCATCGTCAAAACATAAACCATCCATATCAATCATCCTTTTATTGCCCATGACCTTTTTCCTTGTTTGATATATAAATTTTGTAGGAGTTTTGAAATAGCTGTGATTTTGGAAAGTAAGATTGGAGCTTGCACGCAAGTGCAAGAATTGACAGCACCCATTTACCCCCTCTTTTAAAATGGCATACTTCACACATCATTAAACACCCGTCAGGCCACCCACCTCTCAGACTGCGTAATCTACTTCACCCCTTCTACAGATTTTTTGCTACAGAGTTTACGATATACCTCTGGCCAGGCATCCCGTAAAGCTTCCAAAATATCGGGATACTGATTTGCCACTCTAGATGCCTCAGTCCAACAAAAATTGGGATTGAGGAGCATCTCCTGTGCCAACTCTACAGGCAGAGAAATTTTTAAAGACAGCAGTAAAAATGCTGTCTTTGCGTTCAGCGGCATCCCCCACGAGGCTCGCAAAATATTTTTGTCAAAATGCGCGCCCCACAGATCGGCTTCATAAATGTCGGCTTCATCGAGATTGGCTCCATACAGATTGGCTCCACGAAGATTGGCTCCACGAAGATTGACTCCGCACAGATTGGCTTCGTACAGATTCGCTTCGCATAGATTCGCTTCGCATAGATTCGCTTCACACAGATAAGCTTCTTCAAGATTGACTCCGCGAAGATTGGCTCCGCGAAGATTGGCTTTGCACAGATGGGCTTTATTAGCTTCGACTAAATCTGCAAGGGTCAACTTGTCACTCTCACAAATTACTTCATTTGTTATCCAGTTAGTGATTTTCATCTGCGTTTGAGCGGGGCCCTCTGCCGTTCGGGTAGCAGAAGGCCCCTTATGGAGGATGGCTATAGGTTATTTAAAAACTCAATACACCTATTTACCTCCTTTACAGTAGCGTTAGAAAGTAACTCCTCTTTGTCTCGAAAATTAAATTCAGCGCAAAGCTCGTTCCAATCACCATCCAGCTTCTTGGCTACGAGCCCCTTGAGATAGTTCTTCTGCTTCTCAGTTGCTAATTTATCATTGACATCTTTAGCCTCAGATTCTACATCATCTATCTGTTTGACTTTCCCCTGCGTCTTAGCAAGAGCAATAATCTTTGTCTCTATCTCGACTGGAATGGTCCGAGCTTTCGCATTCCTTGTTGCCTTGGCCGCCCCTTTTTCAAACCAGAATGGATCATTAACGCCTGATTTGTGTTTGATGCACTGTCGCTTATACCCAGAGACAGAGCCAAGGTCAATTTTTCTGATTTGAGCGTCGTAACGGAATTTGCGGATATTGGCGAAAAATAAAATGTAGTCTGGGTCAGTAGGGTCCGGTTGAATGCTAACGATTGGCTCATCATAGATAATCCCCTGCTTCTCAAGCTCCATTAGGGCTTGGTCAACCCCCTTTTTAGATAAACCCCATATATCCTGCCCGTCTTGAATAAAATGGTATACCCACGTAGATACTACGCGGTTCTCAATCTCGGCAAGTATAATGTCATCATCGAGTTTATCGAATAAAGCAAATACATTTTCCTGTTGCTCTTTAACGACTAATTCCTGACTCATCTTCTTGCCCTCCTGTTAACCTTAAATGCAAACTTGAGAATTGATTTTGCGGTAATGTAGAGACAGTTTGGACACCAGAACTCATCAGCATCCTCTTTGAGTTCAGTATCGCAAAAAGGACATTGATTTTGAGCTATGTCCATGTTATCATTGCTCTTGTTACCTTTCGATGGCGTTGAAGCCCCGATAATTTCGATTGTCGGGGCTTCTTGTTTTGTGCTACTCATGATGTATTACCTCCTGTTGTTTTATTTTCTCTACTTCATCAATAATAAGACCTGCAAGCCTTGCAGCCTCTTCGTTCGGGATATGCTGCATAAGGACCTGACGGTCTCCATTCTCGTACACAACCACCAGATTGGAGAAAAAATTAGACAGATGCCCGTGAGCGTATGAAGGCTCTATATTTATCTGCCTAATCTTACAAATCCGCTCATCTGAGAGCGGAACCAATGAATCTTCCATCTATATCACCCCCTTTTTTATGAGATAGCCTCTTAGGCAGAGGATATTGCAAAATCTAAGAATAGGTTTGTTACTTGCATCTATACGCAAATGAGAGGCAAGATGCGGCTCATAATAAAACTCTCCAACATTGCGTGAGCCGCACTCTGCGCATCGTTTGGGAACATACTTGTGCTCAAACGATTTTGGTATCATGACCATTTCTGATACCTCCAATCCTCTTCCTCTTCTTCCCTCTGTCTCGGGATAAGCCCATTAGCGAGGGTAAGCCTCTTGCCCGGCTCCGGGTGGTGCTTGCGTCTTATAGCCACCATGCCGAGCCAGAAGCAGTAAGCCATAAAACAAAGAAAACCCACAATAAGAAACTTCAACATCTCTATCACCTCCCTTTTATGAGAATCACATCTGCTGTTTTATTGGCATTTTGACGGTGTTTGTTAAGCAATGTATGGATGTTTTCATGTGTGACATAGTAGAGTTTGCCGAGTTTCACGCAGTCCATCTTTTTTGCGCGACACCACGCGCGAAGGGTGGATAATTTGAATGGATAAATCTGAGAGGCTTGCTCAAGTGTAAGAATGGGCAACTGCTTGAGGCGGGAAATATCAAAATTAGATTTAGCCATAACTCTCCTCCCTGGCTCCCGAGAGGAGCCCTTGCTCTTCGAGCCTTTTTAGGATTTTTCTGTTTACGGGACCGCTCCTCTTTCCACCCGTGCCGTATTCAAGGAGCTTATAAACCGTATCAGGCTTAAACCCATTAGCCGCAGCCCAACGCCGTACTGTCATATCCCGTTCCCAGATGTTGTGCATTATTTTTTTGCCGTTAAATGTTGACTTTTGGCTCATGTGTATATATAGTTAGTAACATGTAGGATTGAATATGAACTCAATTATAGTACGCAAAAATGTGTCTGTCAAGGGGTTATTTGCAAATTTGCATAAAAGACAGAAGAGGTATGTAGAAAAGAAGAAAGAGGTGACGGTAGATTGGGCTGAAGCTATTTCATCTCTGAGAACCCAGCTCGATCTCACTCAAGAGGATTTTGGCGCTGTAATAGGTAGGTCTCTTAGAAACATACAGGACTGGGAAAAGGGCAATACCGCTCCAAAACCTCACATGGTGCAACTCATAGTTCACACGTTTGGGCTTATTCCAGAATGGGCATTGGGCAGACATGAAGGAGACATATTTATCCCAAGCTCCATTTGGGGAATGAGAGCCAAGCTCATAAAGATTGTAAATGCAAAGGCATCGGAACTAGGCGTTGCACTTACCAGGGCGCAGAGAATGAAAAAAGTGGATGAGTATTTGGAGAAGATTCAAAAAGGAGAAAGTACCATCGAGCAAATAAGCCTGCCGGGTGGAATGGAAAAAAGCGCGTAAAAAAGGGGGGAGAAGTTATGGAAGACAAAGACCGGCCACTTCTCAGGCTTATAAATGGTATAGAGCCAATGGCAAATAAACGCGTGCGCATACGATTTAAGGAATGGCCAGTTCGAATCAATATTCGGAATCTCTATATCACTAATTTCTATGTCTCATTGGATAGCGAGAAAAAGCCTCCCCCAGCTGCATTTAAGAATCGAGATAAAATCAAAAGAGCGGTGCAATCTTAGATGCCAACAGCCCTCTGGATTTTACTTATTATCGTTGCAATAGCTATTATCAAAAAAATATCGGAGCCAAAAAGAATCTGCCCAAATTGTCTCTATGCAGGACATCCCAAACAATACACGCCAGGGAATATTGTCTTTGAGATATTTCTCTGGCTCTTTGTAATTCCGGGACTGCTCTATACAATGATGAGAAGCGTGACCAAGAAAGAAGTGTGTCCTGAGTGCGGGCAAATTGGGATGATTCCCATAAATACTCCACGAGGACAGCAACTCCTTACACAAGTCTCACAGCAGAAAGATATACAACCAAAACGCCTTCCTCGTTCTCAGATATGCCCCGTTTGCGGATATAAGAACTTGCATCCAAGAGATTTTTGTCACAAGTGCCATACGCCATTTACAAATGGGACTCTATAAAAGATTCCTTACGAGCAAGAATGGACAAAAAAGGGCGTACTGGTATGTTCGGTATTCCCAGAGCGGCCGTGAGCATAAAAAGAGCCTTGGACCATGCAATCTAGTATCAAAAAGAATGGCAGAGGCTCAGTGGGAAGAGATAAGGCGCAAGATACAACTCAGCAAACTAGGAATAGAAGAGGTCACAATCCCAACGCTTGAGGAATTCTCAAGGGAATATATAACGTACGTCCGCAATGTGAAAAAGAACCGCGCATGGGAAAGAGACAGAGAATCGCTCAAGCAGCTTCTGAGATTCTTTGCCAGAAAGAAATTAAACGAAATTACACCCGCTGATATTTCTGCGTATCAAACACAAAGACTCAATGAAACCAATCACCTTAAACGATTAAACTCGCCCGCTACAGTCAATCGAGAGCTTACATGCCTCAAGGCACTCTATAACATTGCAAAACAGAAGGAAAAATTCTTTGGCGATAATCCCGTCTCAAGAGTAAAATTTCTGCCAGAGCACAATCAGATGGAGCGCATACTCACAGATGAAGAGGAAAAGAGGCTCATGTCAGTATGCCCACCTTATCTACGGGCAATAATTCAAACCGTGCTCCATACAGGACTAAGACGAAGCGAGGTGGTAAGCCTCAAGTGGGAGAATATAGATTTTGAGAATGGATATATATTTATTGAAAAAGGATTTGTAAAGACAAAGAAGAATAAAAGAGTGCCAATCAACTCAGAGCTTAAAACCATCTTGCTTGAACAAAAGCTCTACTCCGGCCATCAGCCCTATGTATTTCTCCATTCAAGAGGGGAGAAATACACCAATGCAGCCGCGCTCTATCACCGATACAAAAGAGCGTGCCGCGATGCTGGAGTGCCTGATTTACGGTTCCATGATCTGCGTCACACGGCGGCAACGAGAATGATTGAAGCCGGTGTGGCGCTGGCGGATGTAAGTAAAATCCTTGGACACAGTAGCCTCAATATGTCCATGCGCTATTACCACCCCGATGAAGCCCTGCGAGAAGCAGTAGAAAAACTGGCAGAGAGACATAAAACCCCGTCCAAAAACCCTGCCAAAGCTAGCGTAAGCCATACAAATGATTAGTGTGGAAACTGGATTAATCATTCAGTTATCATTACAATCATCAATTTATAAATAGACAAATTTCGTGTAATTCCTGTCACATAGAGAATATGTGCAGTATCCGATTCTTTAGTTTATGTGCGGATAATTGAATCTAAGTCGTACCAAAAACCGTGCCAGCGCCTTACCATCCATCTTGACTAGCAAGCTTGTTCGATGTATAAACATGACGTATGGAGCTTTGTGATAAATGTGGAAAGAGCGGAGAGGAAACAACGCTAATTTTGCTTGAAGCACTAGGGGTTCACTTTTGCGAGAGTTGCTATGACAATTCTAGTAGGCGATACGAGGAGCAGAAGGATTCTACAGAAACTCCAAGCAAAGCGCTGGGGCAGAATGTGGATTGATCAAATCCCGCGTCCTTATGTGGGAGAGCCGTGGGGATTTGATAATGGAGCCTTCAGGAATTGGAGGCACGGGGTTTCTTTTGATGATTCGGCATATATGCGGAGACTTGAAAAAGCCTATAGAGTCGGAATACCATATATTGCCATAGTTCCTGACCTGGTTGCGCAGGGACTCAGGAGCCTTGATTTTTCTTGCCAGTATCTTGATAAATTACCAGGAGATTGGCCATGGTATCTTGCAGTACAAAATGGAATGTCTGAGGGCAGTGTTGAGTCCGTGATTCATAAGTTTGCGGGAATTTTGCTAGGAGGAGACGATTCATTCAAAACTACAGCACATACGTGGAGTAGATTAGCGCACAGACATGGAAAGAAATTCCACTATGCACGATGTGGAACTCCGAGAAAAATCAGGCACGCTCAATTCGTAGAAGCCGATTCTCTTGATTCAGCATTCCCACTGTGGCAAATAAAGCGGCTCGATAAAGTTGAGGTGATTCTTGACAATAGACAGTTGTTTCTCTGGCAAGACAATAAGTAAAGGGTGTAGAAATTCTTACCTCCCTCTGTATTAAGGAACCTGTTAGTGGAACCCTGCACGGTATTTGTTATCTGTGCGGCTCTGCCACTCAATACGGCCACAAATCGGCTATATCAGATTCTTTTACTGGATTTTCCCATCTTACGCATGGCAGTATTGCCTGAGAGTATCCCTCTGAGGCGCTCCTATGCAACTAAGAAGCGCCTCAAAACGCTTGCCGAGTAACCCTCCTCCCGCTATGTTCCACTTGACCTGGTTGTCTGTCTGCCAGCACCACGTCCCCTTGCGCGGGCTCTAGTGCCTGCTCTTGTTGTTGCTCGACCTATTCTTCTCTGACTTATAGCATGTTCCGGGTACATACTTAATCACCTCCTGAAATAGGATTTAAACTCTTCACCCTACTCCCAGCTTTTTTAGAGCAATTAAAATTAATATCGGAATCATCCCGCCAATCAGCGACCAGATGCCCGCTTTTAAATTGAGCACACCGATGTTTCTATCCATATCCTGAGATTTTCGCTCTAACATTTCTACTCTATGCTCAAGCCTGTCAAGCCCTGAGAGCACAACCCTCTTATACTCATTCCACGAAAGCTCATCAGCCGAATCAATATAGCGAGTGCCGGGGCGTTGTCTCTCATCCACCTCTATTTGCCTTTTTCAAGAGTTTTTATCCTCTCCATCAAAATATTTTGCCTTTGCTCGCAAGAATTGAGCATCCCTTCATATTTATATATCTCCTCTTTTGTCTCAGCAAGCTCTTGTCTTAGGGACCTAATCTGCCTCTCCATTTTGCCTATATCAGGATTGAGCTTATTGAGTCGTGTATAGAGAGAGGCTAAATCTATCTCATACTGATTTACAGCACTCCTATACGCATCGAGCATGGCTCTATCTCTTTTGACCTCATCGTCAAGTATCAAATACTGCTTTTTTAGCTCCTCAAGATGCGCAACTGTTTTTTCTCTTTCCGCTTCAAACTTCGCAATGCTCGCATTATTTGCCTCTATCGCTTCATTTAAGTCTGTATACGTAATAATGCGTGGAGCAAGAGAGATCATAAAGACAAATACAAGGGCAAGAGCAATAATGAGCACAGCAACCCAAAAGGCTTTGCTTGTCAATCCTTCACCTATAGGTAGCATTGCGCGCCAGAATCTGGGGTCTAGTTTTGCCAATCTCCCTCTCTCTCCTTCTATAAGCAAATACAACAATCATCCAGCCCGCACCTGGGGCATTTCTGCTTGGGCTTTGCATCAGGCATCTCAGAAAGCCCTCTGCGCTTGAGCATAGCCTCTAAACGCTCCTCAGGTGAGGGCATCTTGAGATGATCATTTATCTCTATATCGTCATCGTCAAAGGGTATACACATTTAATCCTCCTCCACATCCCAACAGAAATCCCCCTTTTTGCTTACTCTGATAATGCACGCATCTACACCATCTCTAATTACGTTGCAGACGTTAATGAGCTGGTGCTCTGCGCCTGGAACATCGGGAGATTTGCAGATTGTGATGTCAAACACTTGAGTATGAGTAAATTCTTTGAACCCTGGCGGACACGAAAACTCAGGATTGGATTTTCTGTATGTCCAGTTCTGAGAGTAGTAGCAGTTATCCGCATAAGCCCAACCAGCACAAAATAACGCTAAACATAGAACTAAAAATATTCGTTCCATTGACGCTCCTTAAGAAAGATAAGTGCTCCCCACAGGCATTGTAAGAAACCTGTTATCTATTTCTTCAGTTGATACTACTGGATTTTTTGGCTCAATTCTGAAAGACATAACGCTTTCGCTTCGACAGCACGGACACACAATATCAATTGATATATTCTCGATATGATAGACATGGTAATCGGCAAATACCGTTGCAATAAGACGCAAGTAGGGCTGATATACTTGAGTGGAAAATATCCCTCCGCATACAGTGCACATCACAATGTTTATAGGCTCTGGCAGACTTAAATGTCCTCTTACAGCTTGGACCATGAGTTTCATGGTTTAGTCTCTCATCTCCCTTATAGAGACAACCTTAAGAGAGCAATCACCCTCGCCGTAGACATTTGCTGTGAAATTATCCTTAAACATCTTTATGAGCTTCTGCTTCATCTTGCCTGTAAGATGCTCTCCGCTCATTACAACCTTAATACGAAAATCCTTCTTTTCTCCAGATAGTTTTTTCATGGTTCCTCCCTCAAACTCACTCCATTGTAATCCCTGAACACTTTAGATAACAACTCTGTCCATTCATCATACATTTATGATCTGCGTCATTGCCTAAATGCAACACTTTATCAGCGTAATAATGGACCATCTCGTGTTTAACTGTTTGATCAGTAGTTTGCTGAGCGATGTGAATAATGCCGTTATAACAGCCCTTTCTAGTCTGCCCATTGCACATTACAGTATCACCAGTATTATCTACAATGAGTTGAGGGTTCGGAATATTATCAGGCACTTCCATACACTTGCGCACCTCTTGATTATATGTCTGAAGCTCGGATAATCCCACGTGCTTAGGAGCGCATGAGGTAAGATATACTCCTATTATCGTAATTATTCCCAATATTATTAAGGCTACTGCTACTTTATTTGGTATATATCCCGTTTTCATATCTGTATCACCTCCCCTATTGGCAAATCTACTATGATTTTCTTTCCAGTAAAGCTGAACATATTTAGTCCAGAGACAACTTCGGGCAGTAATTGCATAGCGAATTGAATTATCAAGTTTTGATAATCCGCAGTAGCTTGATTGAATTCCGCAATAGAGCTTAGAATGCTCTTTAATTCTGTGAGCACTTTGTTCGAGTCTACAACTCTGTTATCATAATCCTTCCAAATATCAAGTCCCGTCATACCCATCGTGACAATATTTGTGAGCACAACTAAAAGTTTTGGAAACCATACTGCTAGATTCATTTTGCACCTCCACTTTTATTTTTACTCAAAATCTCAAACCTTATTTCATCAGCCCTAGCTTTTGCATTTGTATAGCAAAGTCTTACATGAAGAGCGTCAGACTCATTAGAGCATGAATTAATCATAATAGCTATGTCATTTAACTCTTGAGCGTATTGATTAGCAGTGTCAGAAGCTCTAGCCTCTCCAAGAGCATTAAGAGCGTCTTGATGTGCTCGCTCTATCTGCTCTTGTGTTGGCTGACTTTCAATATCACTCAAGTCTTTTATAGCCTCCCACGCACTCTCTACCGTCAAATCAACAATCTTTCTTAGTTTAGAGGATATGTCCGCATTTTGCATATTATCATCAAAAATTTTGCACAATGTATCAAAGTCAGTTGATAGAGCGAAATAAGATACAAGAGAATTATATGTCGCCTTAACAATTTCAAGAACATCCTGTTTTTCTGCATCAGACAAATCTTTGACATTTAAATGTTTCTTAAATTGCTCCCGCCAAATATTTAACTCATCTAAGAAATCCATGACTACCTCCCTATCTAATGATCTTCCTCCCCATGCGCTCGCTCTATCCACTCATCATCAGATATTGCATCTTTCTTATCTTCAAGCGGCTCTATCGTTCCCTCATCATCACAACAACAATAACAGTTTGCTCTTTTATGACTGTAAATGCCCTGTATGGTGCGGACATAAACTTGCAAATCATAAGGAGCATCTTCAAGAGTCCAGGACTCTCCCGCTCTATATCTTCGCCCTTTATATATGAAATTTTCTGCAACTGTTATAATCATCTCTTATCCTCTCATAACTTCATACATATCGCTAGCGCTGATAGCTAACGCTTTAGCAAATGCTGTCTGATTCGCCTTAGCCTCTTGAGCGAGCATTTGAAACTCAGCGATTTTATCAGCTAAATGCGCTATCACAGACGTAACAATGGGTGCAATATCAGATGGCTGCACTCCATCTGACACTGCTTTCTTCACGTCAGCAACTATCATCACAAGGGCTTGAGAAATTTCATAAGCCTCTTTATCTACTTCTACAGGTATTGTAGTTAAACTCATTTTACTGTCCTCCTATTTTTTTATTTGCCTTCTATAGAAATCTCCAAAACCAAAGCTCCAAATAAGTGCAGATATAAAAATCCCATAATGAACTATATCCACCACTCCCTCGTATTCAGTCTCTGTAAGATTCCCTCTATGAAGCCCAATCCAGAAGAAGAACCAGAGAAGTCCGAAAAAAATCATGAGCAAGACTCCGATAAATCTCTTGTTGCCAGTGTCAGGGTCATCCGACTTCATTAGAATTGTCGAGAGCACTTTTATTAAATTCAGAATGGCAACTCACCTCCATCTAGCATCATTGCGGCAAGCCTTATCCCTCTTACTCCTACTTGCCGAAACCAATCAGAGTTTCTCATCTCTACTGACGCAGCCGTCCAATTGCCCTTTGCTACATACCTTCTTAGCATAATAAAATGAGAGAATTTTGTATATCCGAGATTAAAGCTCATATCACATAGCACACGCTGCCTCGTGTCATCTAGTCCATCAAATACTGGGAAAAGCTCCCTCGCTGTTCTCTCAGCTTCATCTATACACATATCAAGAAGAGCGTCAATTTGAGCGTCAGTAAGTTCATCCGCTCTTGCTACAAGCCTGTCATAGTTCGCTCCGATAAGAGCGATTTTCTCTCTTGCATCGTCTCTCAGCAAATTAAATCCCACACCAATTGAAGGAATATTAAAAGAGTCGAGATACACTCTGTGAAAAACTCCTTCGTGGACTTTTAACTGCTTTCTTAATCTCTCTCTATTCATCTCTCGTAATAGTGAACTACCCCATTGTTTTTCTCCTTGACTATTTTCTTGCCTATTTAGGGTATAGTACATCCATTTACCCCAACGTTTAATCTCTTATGGACATTGATACAAGCTTGCGTTGCCGTTGTAGACCCATTTGGGTCATCGTTTAAGCCTGCAACTGTAGCGCCACAAGGGAATTGTCCTGTGGTTTGATTCCAGAGTTTCTGTGTGCAATCGAGTCCTGAGCCATCATCCTTGTATCTATGCACTATGTTAGCCCCAATATCTACGCCTACGCCTATGTTTAGTCCCTTGCCTACCATATTCGATGCTATGCCGTTTACGAGTGGATTAGTATAGCCAGCGCAACCATCACTCCCACCTGGCACATAGACAATGCACTGATTAGTTCCAGTTCCCATACCAGTAGGAGCAGAATTAAAAAGATTGCTAGCCGTAAAACTTCCCGATGTAGTGCCGCCGCCGTTTGAACAATTTTGCATTACTGCACTTGCCGCTGGATACGTAGCATTATTTACGGTAAACTCTGAACCAGAATTATTAAACGAGAGAATATTAGTAATAGTGAAACTTTGACCCGCTATAGCTGTATCTGACAATGAACCGAAATGACTCGCACTCATGCCAGTTGTATTATTATAAAGCGTGATATTGCGTGCTATAGCATTCTTTACCGAGTTCTCAAACAATCCGGTACTACCATTTATCGCCACATCATTTTCATAAATATTCCCATTTGATATATCCGCTGTAGCAGTAGTTGCAGAGAAATTATCGAGTCCTGAATTTTCTCCCATAGAGATTGAACCAAACAATCTATTGATAGGGCTAGTATCTCCATTTCTACCTACAGAAATTTGGTCATTCTCTTCTGATATAGAGTTTATTATCGTGCATCCATTTGATGAATAACATATCAGCCCTTCATCTCCCCTATCTACTATTCTCGAATCGTATCCGCAAATATCACCTGTAGCACATGTTTTGCAAGTAGCAGGAGCAGTACTTGAAATACACTGACCTACTCCGCAAGTTGTTTGAGCATGTTGAGATTGAACACTTGAGGCAAGCGGTCCAGTTCCAGCTGCTTGAGTGGCATCTGAACCTTTCCAGGAATCATTGCAATGTCCTGAAGAATCTACTTTTAGATCACCATAGTGCCTACTATTTACATAGTCTCGAACAAAAAAGGAATTGGTAGCATGATAGTGTGAAAATCCGTGTCTATGAAAATAATAGGCTTCCGAGTCTTTTACGACTACAGAATCCGAGTAGCTTGATTGGAAACATGCAACATTGAAATATCTATTGTTATGTGCACAAAGTAATTTAGAAAATGTAATATGATTTGCAGTATCCGTAGCTGAAGCTCCAACTTGAACAACAGGATATTGCCCGCCTCCAGAAGCAATATCCAAGTCTACGCTCTCGACTCTTAGACCATTGAAATCCCAATAACCTATTCCATTATGAACATAAATAGCTGGAAGTGTGCCATCGCTTTTTATAAACGCTTGTCTTTCATTTTGCGCTTTGACTATAATGTGATTACTTGCAGTTCCAGATTTAGCACTAGTAGAATTGCCAACTATCAAAAGCCCAGTAGTAGATTTTGTATATGTACCGTCTTTGAGAATTAGAGTATAGCCAGGCTGAAGCATCGGAATGACTTTTGCAAATGTCTTGTAGGGATTTGTAGAACTTCCATCACCAGTGCTATCATTGCCGCTAGGAGAGATATAAATTGTATTTGTAGGTGTAGCAGTAGTGAAATTCCCTTCAGTGCTATAGCCATTGTTTCCAGCATTGTCTGTTGCTCGCATTGTATAGTAAATCACAGTGCTATCTGACTGATTTGTTATAGTTCCAGAGCAAGTTGTTGTCCCGCCAGAGGTTGTTGGAGTAATATTTATAGTATTTGGATAATTACCATAATTAGCGGAGTTGTTTCCGTCACTTGCTGTTCCATATGCGAGTTGACATGAATTCACTCCGCTTTGAGAATCCGCTACTGTGCAACTACAAGTAGCTCCTGACACAGTAATACTAGAGCACGAGCAAGAAGATACAGTTGGTGGAGTAGTATCCGCTGGAGGAGGCGGCACACCAGCAGAAGAGAATTTTACGCGTCCCCAATTTGCAATGTTATTTACATTTCCACTAGCATTAAAAGCATCAAATTCGAGAAGACCAGACTGTTGATAATTTAGAAAATTGCCAAGTCCAATTGTATCAGCTGTAATGGTAGCCGGAAGCGTAGCTACAAAGAATACAGACCAGCTTGTATTAGATACTGTAGTAACTGTTTTAGTAGTTACACCATTCCATCCCAAATCATATGTGCCACCTGAAGTTCCTTGATAGTCATACACTCCGCCATGTGTAGAATCCAAAGCAGTAGTATTTGGGTTTAGAATAATTCCTATTGTGCTCGTATCTATTGCCGTACTTGTATTCCATTTTAGATTGACTTGAGAATAATCGTCCCCGAATATTGCTGATGTATCTCTACCTGAATAAGCACTGGTAATTGTAGGATCATCTACAGATAAGCATCCATAAATTTTGTTAGTACCGTTCCAGACAACTTTGAAGTTAGGATTTAATGCATATCCATTTGATTTAAAGCCACTAAAAGGCACTTTATTCGCATAAGTCCAAATCGAGTCTGAACATGAAGTCGGCTCGGCATATCCGTTTGGCTGATATTTTTGTATTTCGTACGCTACAGGTTGCGTAACTGCACCCGCGGTCGTAGGGGTTGCCCCTGAATCGGTAGATAAATAAACAGCATCAAATCGAATATTAGGACTCGATTGAATAAAGAGACAGTGATTTCCTGCACTAGGAACATTAAAAGTAAACGGTGTAGTGCCATTTACACGATTAAGTATATCGCTTGCTAAAAACACATATGTAGAAGGAAAGCCATAGTTAAGTTGAACTGTTGGAAGCACAGTTGCAGCTGATGATGGCGGAGTGCTTGTAAATGGACTATCAAAACTTATATAGACTAGATTGTTTGTTGTATCAAAACTTTTGTAACTAAGCCATAAGTAATATGTGCCTGTTTGCCCCGCAGTAAAATTATGGCATAGAGCCATTTGAGCTTTTTCAAAAGGCGTTGTAGACGGATGCCTAACATAAGCACCACCTGCAGCATTGGTATCTGATGTAGTAGTATAGCCAGCAAGAATGGCATCTTTAACATTAGCGCATAGACCACCTGTGCAAGTAGAAAACGTATCAGTTGCAGAACATTTAGAATCGGAAGCATCATACAAGCCGTCATTATCGTTATCCTTACCATCCGAGCAATAAGACCCTACAAAGGGCTGTTCAGGTACTATATATTTCCTTGCCGCCTCTGCGCATGGAGCAAGACAGCTAAGTAGAAAAAAAAGAATAATTTGATTTAGTAATTTCATTTCCTATACCTCTATATTTAATTTGTAAAATTCACCTCTACCGAGCATCTAATATATCCATAATTTGTTGCAGACGTAGCGGAAAGATAGCTAAGGCTAAGCTCGTCACCCTGATTTACTGCGGGAGAGTGTGTCGTGTCTCCAGCTCCTACGCCGCTTGTAGTTTGATTATAAGTTACAGTTGTATCAGCTCCGTTTTTTCTCACTGTAAATGTTATGTTGTTTGTTGCAGATGCTCCTTGAGCTATAGAACAAAAGAGATTTTTAATGTTTCCTGTTCGTGTTACGATATATCTAGTCGGAGAATTTGTAGCATCAGTTGTGACACATGAAACAGAGCCAGCGGCGTTCAAATATTTCGTGCTTGTAGAACTATTAGTTTCCTGACAAAGCCAAAAAAACACTTCTACAGCTTTGGGTGCAGCGGTACACGATTCTGCATTACCACTTGCATCTACTCCAAGGGGATAATTACCAGATGCACAATTAGAACCATTTGCAGAGAGTGCATCAGCCTTACCAACCGTAAGATTTGTAGGCTTTAGTTTTTTATGTGTAGATGTAGAATTATCATATAACAGAAGGAAATCTTGAGTTTCGCTAGGAGTGGTGTCCTCTGTAAGTCCACTTATATTTAGAGAATACGTACATATATGAGTTGCATTATCGCAAACAATACTCATACCTCCACTATCTGCCATCTGAATCGTATCCGCTCCACTCGCATTTACAGAATGCCCGTGAGCGTCGGTAACGGAAACAAAAGCATCACCAAAATCCGAAATAGATACAGGATTAGTTCCAGTTCCAAGACATGAATACCCTTCACCAGTTGTACGGTCTATCTGAAAAGTTCCTACACCTTGACACGAGCCAGTTCCACCATAATCGTTAAACGGTAAATTAGGATTCATCTCTTCAACTAAAAGAAATCCATTTCCGTCTAACATTCCAATACCATTTGGCTGTCCTAATGTAGCCACTAAAGCATCATACGTTTCTTTATCCATAATGGTGTATGTAGTAGTAATGTCTTGAGGAGTAAGAGTAACGGTGTGTCCTGTAGTGAGACCACTCAGACCGAATTGCAAAATCTTAGTATTGTCAGTATTGTCTATAAGAGTTGTCGAGTTAGCATTTAGCGTTTTATTCGTTAGTGTTTGAGTACCGGTAAGAGTGCATACACTTGAGGCATCGGAGAGGTCGGCAAGTGCGGGCTGCGCCGAAGAGGGCACGCCCGAAGTAGAAATCGCCGTCAAGAATTTATGGGATTGAGAAGCAATTGACTGCACTCCGCCCAAAGTGGAAGCACTTGGATTTGGAAGAATACTTGAAATAATAATGCCATTAGTGTCGAGAACTTGGTCGGAGTATATCAATTGTTTCCACACCGCTGCACCAGCACTTACATCCGTTGCAACCCAATAGGTCCGCGGCGTGGTGTTCGTTCTTATCCATAAGGAACCAATTGAGTATCCGGCATTGGTATCATCATTTACGGTTGGATTGGCAGAGGCATTGAGATTGACCTTTAGATTAGGAACATTTGAAAGCCCAATATCAGATTTGACCTGGGACGGAGTGCGAAACTCAAGACCTGTTGCTCCCGAGTTAACCCTTGGGATATTTGTCCCCTGTCCGATATACGAATTTGGCACATCACTTAAATCAGTGAATTTAGACGCACCGCCACTTGAAGAACAAGCTCCAAGCGTATAAATTCCGAGTGCAGCGTTTGCCTTGAGACAATCATTAGTATGCCCTATAAGTGATTTCGGCATATCCTGGAGGTCGGTAGATTTTTTAGGGATGTTGGGAACGTAGGGACCTGGACCGGATTGAGCAAGGGCAATTAAGGGAAAAAGAAATAAGAACAGAAGAAATAATTTTCTCATTATTATCGCCTCCCTGTAGCTGTGGCAAGGTATGTGGCATTCTGACCCGATGTCTTATTTTTGAGATATATTTCAAAAGTTGCCAAAACGAGAGTGTCTGGAATCTCAATCACCGCCCGGCCGAGTGCAGGAATGATTCTCTCGAGTCCATCGGTTGGTTCATCATTAGAGCCCCATCCGGGAAACTCAAATCCCTGAGTAGTGTCGGAGGTGTGGTATGCAATTACCTTTATTCTCATATCGTTTGTTGCGTGTGTGTTGTGGACAATGATAGTTTTTGTGTTAAAAATTCTCGGTCCTATTCCCAACGAATCGGTTGTCCATCGTATGTAGCCCGCCGGATCATTAGGGCTTGGAAAAACATCCGGGCACGTCCCTGTTATCTCCGTGCTTTCCCATGTTCCCACAAGGTCTCTTGCCGTTGCAAAATCTGTCATGGTCGCCTCCATAATAAAAAAGGGAATTTGCCACTCATGTTAGAGAGACAAATCCCCTTTTTTCGATATAACCACCTTTCTAAAATTTTAGCCGTATTTGGGTTTCAGTTGCAGCACTCCATTTACCACATGATACTTATATTCCCTATCCGCATCGTCAAAATCATTCGCTTTATTGAAATCATCCTCACTCGCAAGAACGAAAATCGCATGATTAGCGTCAATCTCATATCCCGATATAGCCATGGTAATCTTACAGATAGAGCAATTGTTTTCAATATCACCTGTATTTTTATTGTAAATCATAAAAAATATCACGCTCTTAACTCCTCCACACTCATAAATCTATTATAGAAAATCACCGTATCGCCATTCGTGTATTGAAGCGTGTAAGTATTGGTTTGAGCCGGAGCAAAGAAATCCGTAAAATGAAAATCTGGCTGTGCCGGGTTTATATCGGTAAAGCCCGATGGAATCCAATTAAATCTAATCTCCGAGCCATTTCTTAGTACGGCAATTCTCCCCCCTCCTGATGCAGTTGCATCGTTATTTCTCACATTTGTATTCGCCCATATCTCTACAGGACCACCGAATGTAGTAAGGGATACGGAAAGGACAGCCCCGCTTGGGGTAATCGTTATATCGGCATCGTTCCTTGCTGAGTTCTTTGTCGTCCCCGATTGTGTTGAAGAAGAAACAAGAGAAGTCCAATTTGAATGATGGCCAGATTTATCTCTCATCCTTACTCTCCCATATTTTGTTACCGGAGTAGAAAGGTTTGATGCTTGAGTGAGATAATCGAACTGAGGATTATCCGATGGCTTTATCTCAATATACTGCTCACGGTTATTGAGGTTATTGTTTGGATAGACCTCGAACTCGTACACATCGCTGTCAATCAAGGTTGTGTTATCCGTATTCTCAGTGACTGCATTCCACTTCCATCCCACATGGTAGAGCTGCCCGATTGATGCAAGGCCGGTTGGTGTTTTTGGGATTGTGGTATCCCCTGAAATCAACACACCAGTTAATTCTTCCGCTAGTCCAAATAATGCCGTATTTATCCCGCGCGATTCAACCATAATGTCATAGTTAAGACCAGGCACAAGCCCCTTTATCGAGAATGTATCAAATCCAGTTCCTATCTGAGTCCATAGAGTGTCAGATGATAATTTCACGCTTACCATTGCATCGGTATAATTATCCTCCGGTGGATCCCAAGCGATGTCCACACGGGATATTACCGAACCGTCCGGATTTGCATCGAGCGTATTCGCAGTGATATGGAGATTGGATACAGGGTCAGGGGGCGTGTTTGAAAAATCCGGCGCAATATCCTGTGATTCAGTAGGAGGGAAATCCACATCGGGCGGGTCGGGAAGGATATATGCTTGAGGGGTATCAAGAGATAGAGACATATTTAATAGTTCATTTTCCTTACGAAGCCCTATAACCTCAAACATCTGTCCGCTGATGCCAATCGCCGGAATAAACACTTTCACGGCATCACGCCTTTTTATCTCCCACTGCTTTTTCCCGACAAGTGGCAAAACTCTATCCTGCCCCTTTAATCTCTCCGTCTTATAGTAGAGAATTTTATAGGCATCCTCTGAGGAATAGCAGAAAGGAAGGTCGAGAAACTTATCATCACCTAAACCATTCGCCTGTCTCGTCATTAGCTGAACATAGGAATTTGATTTATTGTCAAAGCGGTAATTCACAGTTAGACGGTTTACGAGTTCATTTACATTCTTGAACTGAATTCCTTGAAATCCATCTGCCGTGACATTGTTCCAGTACCCATCATTCCATCCAAAACTTCCCGTACTTATTTTAGCAGCGTCAACATCAATGCCAATAGAGTTAGAGCCATTTCTATGTAGACTCATATCCCTTACCGTAAGAAGCGAAGCAAAAAGGTCAATTGCTTTAATAGAGTCCTTTATCGCGCCCTCACAAGAGATCGATAGAATTCCGGAATCATTAGCCACGCTATCAAATTCTCCTGTGTCAACGTCCAGACCCAAGCCCCATACTGGATTAGAAATAAGAGATTGAATTGCTCTTGCATAGTTCTTTTCATCTTGCAATCCATCCACATCGGCATAGAGATTATCAAGCTTGTTTAAATCCCCTATGCGCTTCTTAAACCTAATAAAGGCAAAACCAGAATAAGGTGATGATTGAGAGCCATTATAGAATCTCCACATCCTCAATCGGTATTTCTTTCCGATTGGGTTGACTGAGAAACTCGAATTGGGAGTGATTGTATTTGTAGCAGAATCATAAGCTATAGCCCACCTATTTTCATCTAAAATGGTAACTCCATCAGTATCCAATATCTGAATCCAAAACCATTTGTACCATCCATCGAACCGGCGGTCTGCATTTTCAAGAATAAGAGAATTTAAGTCGCCACCTGCAATATTCCCTTCAATATCCTCCATCACCGCATCTTCATCATAGACTGTAAATACCTGCTTAAAATGATTGCCATTTAATCCAGTTCCCTCACCTAGTAGATAATCATAGTAGGTATTATCACGGTTAGGTGTGCCGTCTTCATTCTTGCCAATATAGTAGAGAGGGAGCTTCAATGCCCTTCCGAACACTATGGGAATAGGCTTTCCTAAATCCGTTGCGGTAGGAAATAAATCCGTTGTGATTATCCTTTTAGGAAAAGAGGAATTAAAAATTTGAGAGTCCAAATCCTCTATAGTGATTGTGGTCTCAAGTCCTAGATTAAATCCTCTTACAATTCCCCTAAATTCCTCAATCACAGATTCTTTTATCCGCCATATCCTTGCAAAAAACCCGCGAATATCCCTTTCAAGAGTGAGCTTCTTATCGAGGTTTGCTATCTTTACATCCGTCTGTCCGAAAGAGGAAATTCCAAACATTGTATCCGATTCCGTCTTCTCGAATGCGGGATAATCAATGATTCTTCTCTCATAAGCCTCAATGGACGGTGAAGAACCCGTGATAAGAGATTCATCGGATGCTAATTCAAGTAGAATTTGAGGATATTTCGATGATGATTCGGGAATCGTAAAATGAGTTGCCCAATAAAATATTGTTATAAATTTATTAATCAGCGTCCCTATAGAGGTAATAGTTCCAGAGAGTGCCATTTTTATTACCTGAGTTAAATTCCCGCTTAGAGCAATAATACCTCCAAGAATCAAAGAGAGAACCGGAATTACTCCTAAAGTACCAGAGGACTGAATGGAACCATCAACGCTTAATATCTTTACCATCGTTGATGACATCACGCCTGATGGAACGATTGAACCATCGAGGGCAACCTGCTGAGGTGGTACATAATAGACCGTGCGCCGGACATGGTTTATAGCTGCGCTTCCGGTCTGACCAAAGTTTCCTGAACAAATCACCGCTACTGCCACACCATTTGCGTTATTCTTTATATCCGCTTCTGATATGGAAAGCCCCCATAAATCCGAGCTTCCGCCATGAGAAGCGTATGTATCAGATGATTCCCAGTTTGAGGAAAGGGCATTATTATTGCCCGCAATACCTCCATTTAAATATTGCTTAACTATATCGTCCTTAACTGCCGCCGTGCCGTTATTCCTTCTTTGCACCTCGTCCAGAATGCCCACTATTGTAGAGCCTACGGGTATGTCCGAGTTCGTGAACCCGAATCCGGTTATGATGGCATAATTTGATATGTCTCCTGGATTCAGACTACACGTGGCGCGGTTGGTATCCGATGTAAACACATTTGTAAGGTTAGACCAATTCGTACCACCTCTCGATTGATTGATAGCCGATGATGGATTTTTAGGTCCTGATGATGGCAATTATTTTTCTCCTACCCTCCTGATGAGAGTGTTACCTGATATGTGACCTCAAGCTTCGTATTTGCATCAACCGCCTTTGCTGCAAATACGCTTCTATCGAATAGCACACCACCGGAACTTGCGGAAAATAAGCCATGTTCTGTAATAAAAAAGGAGCTGGAATATGAAAGCAGTCCTACTGTTGAATATATATTTGCTGATGCGCCTTCACCCTGAGTTCCCGCAACTCTTGTGCCGACCTCGGTTTGAAGTGCAGTGTTTCCTACTGCCTCTGGATTGGTTCCCGTCCCGCTTGCATGATATTTCATATTAGATAATGTTACTAGTCCCTGAAAAGCATCAACTATAAATGCCACACCTGCATCAGTAATGACATTTACAGAAACCAGTCCAAGATTTTCTATATCTATCAAGTTCCCATTATCATCATATTTAAGAACACGCATATATAATCGTGCTTTAGGATGTGTAGCACCACCTAAATTATCCTTCATACATCGCAAATAGCCTCTAGCGAGATTAGGGAAATTGCAAATCTTCCAAAGAAGAGTTTTTAATTTCATCACACGACCACCTGTAATTCTAAATTTTGATAATTCCTGATACCATAATTCACCCATGTATCTGAAAGTTGGAAATTCGAATTAATCATCAAATATGCCTCAGTGGGATCACCCCGATTGAGATCGAGCAGTACCGGCTCCGACATTAGAAAATTATCGTAAATCTCAGATACATCTGATTGATCCACCTTTGCAGTTCTCTGTACCGTAGGCGTGAACTTTCCCGCCCTTCTTGCACCGAGAGCAATTGCATCCACTCCACCCCCGGCAAAACTCACAGTGATTCCAGGAATCGAGGCAAGAAAGGTTTCCGAATACTCGAAATACTCCCCAAGTGTTACCATAGAAGAGAGTACGGAGAAGCCTCCAAGGAGGAAAAAGGCTTCTCCGCTGGCCGGTGATTGAGAGGGGATGCGAAGCCTTAGATATTGATAGTTAAATCCCGACAAATCTTTTATATACCTGAAATCTTTTAGACGTTTATTCTTAGTTGCTGTAATAGATACCGAGTATGGAAAATTAATACCGTCACTACTACCGTGAATTTGAAAGGTAGTAAAATTAAAATTATCCATATAGATAACCGGATTTTCGTATTGAGTGGCAAGGTCAATTACAATGTCCTGCTGCACTAGAGAAGTAGACCGCCATGACTGGGAAGGATATTTGTATGTTTTAATACTCGATATTGGGGCATTAGGGTCTTCAGAAGTAACACTAACTATTGTGTAGTCAATAAACTTTGAATTATCGGCTATGCGCGGGTATCCCATCTATCGTCCTGTTACCCTTTCTTTTATCTTCTTGCCTAATGCACCACGTTCTACTTCATTCCATACTATATTCTCTATATCCCTTTTTAGAGATACTTTATCCATTTTCTGATTGTTTTGAACATTGACTGGAACGGTAATACTTATATTCATATTTGCTGGCTGTCCAATTGCAGCTGGGAGACGGTTTCCAGGAAATACATATTCACCCATTGTTCCACCATGCAATATAGCCATCTGGGTTGTATTCGGCTTCACATAACCACCTTCTTGCATTCCGGTCACCCTCTTTAGGGTAGCATCTATACTCGTTAAAACCCCTAATTGCTGCGTGGCGATATTGAGCTGCTGAACATCAATTGGGACTATTGTCGAAAGCTGAGAGATTCGAGTCTGTAAATCCTTCATTGCCTCATTGCGGATAAAATCATAATATGCTTTAGCAGTCGCAGCTGCCTGACCTTGCAGTTGATTGCTCTCGGCCTGGAGTGCGGAGAGTTGATTATTGAGATTCTGTATATTGCTGTCAATCGCAGCGAGTTTATCATTCATTTCTTTTGTAGTTGCATCTATCTCCGCTTGTATCGCCGCTACATCCTTAGACCCAGCATCGGTAATCTTGAGTAAATCGTTTAGCTCCTTTGTCACCTGCTCGAATATCGCCTGGAAAGCTGGTGAACCCGCCCCTAATGCACTGGAACCAAGACTAAATAATTGTTCCTGCAAATCCTTGAGGGTTGATACCGCTGCCTGCTGCGCTTCCGGCGTAGTGGCAAGAGTGAGTGCCTGCTTTGCCGATGCTATTTGAGATTGTATAAAATTAATCTGCTCTATTCCCGTAAGAGGTGCTTGAGGGGATGTGATTATCTTGCTTAGAGAATCTTTAATCTGAGATGATAAATCCGCCCATTTTTGTGCAATCTCAAGGGATTTATTCAGTGCATCGAGTTCGGCTTGATACTTTTGCTGTGTAACTGTTTTTAGATTCTCCTGTGCTGTTATTTGTGATTGGATAGCCGATATTTGCCCTTGAAGAATCTTCTGTTGAGCTGCGAGTTGTTCTGCTACGAATTCATCAACTAAAGAACTCATCATCTGTAAAGCCTGTTCTCTCTGGTCGGTTGTAAGACCACCTTGGAGGATGGTGTTCTTTATCGCATCAATCGCCGTTTGAACCTGTCCGGAGACATCCACAGCCGCACCGCCAAGCCCAACGATCTTTGTATTTAATTGAGAGATGAATTGAGCAAGAGAACCTATAGCCTGAACCAATGCGAATTTGGTATTTATAAGCGCGTCGTGGAGTGCCTGGAAGCTTGCGAGTGTCGCCGGGTCTATTTGTGCATTAGAGAGCATGTCCTTTAGTTTCGCTGTGAACTCCTGCATGGTGGGCACGCCGTTAAACCCCAATTCTTTAGAGAGTGCCTGCACCTGATTAATCTGCTTTCCCAAATCATCTAATACCGTGTTGTTTACGAGGTTATAGGCATCTGCCACAGCCTTCATCTGTAACAGGAATTGCTGCGCAAAAGCCGTTCTTTGTGCATCGGAAGTAAGTGCCTGGAATTGCTTGAATTGGTCATTAATAAAATTTGCCGCCTTATCTGCCTCGACTCCAAGTGTTTTCAGAAATATTTCAAAAAATCCACGTATAGCAAATGTCATTGCTGCACTTGCGCCGCCCTGTATAAAGTCCTGAATCCTCTTTGCTATATCTTCTCCGGTTTTCGTTATGGTAAGGAAAGAACCTTTATAAAGAACTTCCGCTGATGCAAATGCTTTATTGAGTTTATCAGCTATATCAGAAGGAAGAGAACCAAGAATTGTTTGCACTGGCTTAACTAAATTCGTATCTATAGATTTTAGTATTGCATCCCTTATAGGTTGTGTTCTAAGTCCGGTGCCTCCTCTTTCCCACATCTCTATAAGTTTTTTCGCTGTATCACTCGCTGTATTTTGAATTGCTTCCATAAATTCTGCAATTGTAGCGAATCTATGTTCTGTATCTTGGATATGACCAACATCTATTTCCACACGTGGTTTACTTTTGAACAGACTATCTATGATTGAGCCAATGAGAGGCAAAGCAATTGCAGCAAGAGGCGCAAATGCCTGGAGGCCGGGTATTAATGCCATTACTGCACTAGCGGCGCCACCGATTATTCCACCTATGCCCGCACCATAGTTGCCTTGTGTAAGACTATAAGCACCAATGGCGCCCGCACCTATAGCAGGCAAGAATGGCGCAATTACATTAGCAAAATCACCGATATTTAGTGCTGCTGTTGGAAAGGCAGAACTAAAAGCTCCTAATAACCCACTACTTGTTGACCCCATAGATGCTAAAGGGCTAAGTATGCCAAGTCCTGCTAGTGCTTTATCAGCTCCTGTGTTTCCTGATATGCCTGTTTGTGGTGAAATAACTCCTGCAATATTAAGAACAAGGTGTTTCATTTCTATTGCAGTAAAAAGGTCTAGTATAATTTTGAGAAATGCCTTTCCCCAATTCTTTATATAATCGAGTAGAGAATTAAATTTGCCGGTAATAGTATCATAAAGCACATTGGAAAATGTTTGTGACATTGAGGACATTGTATTTGCCCAGAACTGTTGAACGGCTTGCGTATCATCTTTCATGGATTCGGCAAATTCGAGAAATCCAGCCTTCATATCATTTACAAATCCACCATGTGCTTTGAGACGGTCAATCTCAAACTGTGTTTCAAGTGCGAGTATCTGATCATTTGCCTGCTTGGATGCAATGACTTTTAGTTCTTCTGCTTGCCTGTAGTCCACTACGCCCTTATCGAGTAGCACCTGAATATCTCTTTGCCTTTTCTCAAATTCCGCAACAATTTTTCCCGCACCTGGAACAATGGCATCAATCATAAGGTTCTGTTCTTTATCTGCAAATTGTTTTGTAATCTGCAAGATTCTTTCCTGAGCAGCCTTAATATCTTGTTCCGATGCTCCGAGTCTTACTTGCTGTGATTTTGCAATTGCATTTTGAAGATCGAGATTGAGTTGCGCAAGCTGTTTGCCCAATCCTTCCGGCATTAGAGAGACTGTCTCTTCTCTTAGAGCCTTTACCCTATCGGTTAACTCCGATGTTAGCTTCGCCGATTCTTCGGCTGTTGCATTGAGACGGGCAAGAGATTCCTTTGCGTGTAGAGTGGCCTCTGCCTGTGCGAGCCACGCGGCAACATCGGCTCTTGAGTTACCTTCCCTTAGTTTCTGCACAGCAGTATATTTGAGAGCAGCCTCAGCACCTTGGGTAATCGTAATCTCTTGCAATTTGAGTGCATCAATCTCTTTCAGAATCGAGTCATGGAGCTGCTTAGTCTTTTCACCCGTATCAGCAAATGATATTGAAAGACTCTTATTGTGTTCCGCCACACTTTTCGCCTGGAATGTGAGCGTGTTATCGGTTGTCTTTACCGCATCGGCAAGAGATTTATTGTCACCGATCATATTGGCATAATATATGCGTGCCTGCTTTGCCATCTCTGACGTTTCACCAAAGAATCCGGCAAGTGCCTTGGTCGCCTCCGGGCCTTTTATTATTTCCCAGAACGATTTTATAGCCCCTCCGATATCGGTAAAGACCGAGCCTACTACCTTTCCTATCGAGACGATATGTAAAGTCAAGTCCTCAATCGCCTGGATAGCAGCTTTTATTCCATCAACTATAAGTGATGCGATGGTTCCAATGGCATGGAAGACCCCAACCAGGTCTTGCGCAATGAGTTCTCTATTCTGCCTTACCCAGTTAATCGTCTCATCAGCCACATTTTGAAGAAATGGTATAAGCTGCACACCGAGAGAGATAGCAATGCCTGTAAGTGAGGATTTAAGTTCATGGAATGTATCATTGAGAAGGTCGGCTTTTGCCGCTGTCTCAGTATCCATAGTAACACCAAGTTCTTTTGCCCTCTTCACGACATTATCAAACCCATCACTTGCAAGATCATCAAGAAGAACGAGAAGCTCGGAGCCACCTCTTCCAAATAATCTCATTGCAAGCTCGGTTCTTGTCGAGGCAT